AATGGTGATAATTATGATAAAGGTGGAAAAGGTGGTCTTCATCCAACTTGGAAAGAATTTGATTCATTATCTGAGGCTGAAAAGAAATTAGCTAAAGCACAATTAGAACATCAAATTAGGGATATTGTTGAGTCTCAAAGAGATAGAGGATTTGTACCTGCTGAATTAAAAGACTATATTGATAGTTTATTTGAAAAAACACCTCCATCATATGACTGGAAAAGTTATTTTAGAAGATTTTTTAGTTCTTCACCTAAAGTATATACTAAAAAAACAAGACGTAAATTAAATAAACGTTTTCAACCTAATCCTGCTCTAAAAATTAAACCTAAAAAACATGTGTTAGTAGGTGTGGATACATCAGGTTCTGTTTCACAACACGATCTAACAGAATTCTTTAATGAAATATACCATATGTGGAAATCAGGTGTGAGTATAACAATAGCTGAAGGAGACGCAGCTATTCATAATGTTTACCCATATGAAGGAAAAACACCAGAATATGTCTCAGGTAGAGGTGGTACTGATATGAATCCATTTATTGAATATATTAATAAACATAGACAGTACAATAGTTTAATTATATTAACTGATGGTCATATTGGTGAACGTACTGAAAACTCATTCAAACCAACATTAACTGTTTTATGTTCTAAAGGAGCAGAAATTGATGAAGTTAAAGAGAATGGGTGGGGTAATGTTATCAAAATTCAATCTTTAGGCTAACAAGAAGTTCTAACATATATTAATACAAAACAAAAATAAAAGTTATGGCTAAAACAAAAACTGCAACCAAACAACAACAGATTTCTCTTAATATTGATGAGGCTAAACTATTTTTAACTCATATTATTAACAACAACCGCTTTCTACAAGCCAACAATAAACCACCAGTATCAGTAGAAGTTATAGGTGATTCAGGTATTGGTAAAACATCAATGATTGTTCAATTAGCAAAAGAAATGGATTTGAATTTTGTTAAATTGAACCTCGCTCAAATTGAAGAATTAGGTGACTTAGTAGGATTTCCAATCAGACAATTTGAAATGACTGATGGAAAAGAAACTGAATGGATTGATGAACATGCTGTAGAAGACTATCATAAGAAAAATTGGTCCACTACTGGTAAAAATCGAATGGGTTACTGCCCACCTGAATGGATTGCTAATAAAACAACAGGTGGCATTTTATTGTTAGATGATTGGAATAGAGCTGATATTAGATTCATTCAAGCTGTAATGGAGCTAATTGATAGACAGCAATATATCAGTTGGTCACTACCTAAAGATTGGCATATCCTATTAACAAGTAATCCTGATAATGGTGACTACTTAGTTAACAGTATTGATAACGCTCAAAAAACACGATTCATCTCAGTCAATCTAAAATTTGATATTAATTGTTGGGGTGTTTGGGCTGAAAATAATCAGATTGATGGTCGATGTATTAACTTTCTTCTAAAACATCCTGAATTTGTTAGTACAAAAACTAACTCAAGAAGTATTACAACATTCTTTAACTCGATTTCATCACTTGATTCATTTGAAAAAGATCTTAGTTTGATTCAAATGATTGGTGAAGGATGTGTTGGGCCTGAATTTACAACAGCATTTACTATGTTCATCCATAACAAATTGGATAAACTGATTTCACCACAAGATATCTTAACTCATGAAAGTGAAGAATATGTTGTTAAAACTCTTAAAGGTATTATTGGTAAAGAGAAAAATTACAGAGCAGATTTAGCTTCATTGTTAGCGATTCGTATTGTGAACTACAGTTTATACTACAGCAAAGAAAATAAGGTTGATAAATCAATTATTGATCGTTTAGCTTTATTGATGAATGAAGAAATATTTGCAATGGATTTGAAATATAGAATTGTTAAAGAAATCTATAATGGTAATACAGGTGCCTTCAAATCACTGATGCTTAATAAAACACTTCTTAAATTCTTAACAAAATAAAGGTTATGAGATACAGCGTAATAAATTTTGATGGTAGGCAATTCAATAGATACTGGAATAAAGCTGATGGTGTTTTACCTGAGACATCAATGGAAGAATATCTGGGTTTATATGAGAGATTCAAAGACAATAAACTAACAGATAATACAACAGTTTATTTAACTCCATTATCATCTGTTCCTGGTTATAAGTTTAAAAACTTCATTGAAGAAAATAAACTAAATATATCTACAGCTCGAAAACTTGATAAATTAGATACTCTAATTATAAGTGATGAACTGATTAAAGAGTATTATATAAAAAAAGAAAAAGATATTGATACATATTATATTATACCTTATGATATTATTGTAAATGAATTTAACAAATATGTTTCAAAAGATAGTAAATGGAGTGATATTAGATATGATAATACTTATCGTAATGAGAAAATCAAGGTTGATGGGTATATAATGAGTGAAGAACAAATAACAGGATCTATCATTTTTGATCCTAAATTTAAATCTCTCTTAAATTATCCTTCTATAACTGGTTATCTAATAACACATAGTCATGGTAATAAAAAAGCTGTTGATAACTATGAGTTTTTCATGAACTTAACTAACATAGTTAATAAACATAAGTTAGATATAGTATTTGATACTCACATTAATAATGAGGCTAATAAAGACACTGTTATTGATCTAGATACTTTTAAAACATTATTTAATATGTTATCTAGTAAAGATAGGGATAATTGGTCAATTGCTAGAGAAATCATTGCTAATAGTAACTTTGAGGAATCTAAACCGTATATATTGTTTTTATTTAATCGATTTGCTTTATTACGGAATAAGTCTGATAACAAAAACTATCGTTTAGTACACCAATCAATCATATCTGATTACAAATTTAGTACTACATATGAGTATGATAAGTTTATAACTGATATAACAACTAATTACCCTCAATATAAACAAACTATATGTGATTGTTTAACAGTTCAACTTAACAGTTTATTTAAAACAGATCTTATTAAAGAAATACAGTCTTATTAATATTTATAATAAAATATATAAATGGCTAAGATTGTACTATTAAGTTGTACTAAATCTAAATTAGACAAACCATCACCAGCTCAGGAATTGTACTCAGCCTCACCAATGTTTAAGAAAACATTAGAGTATGGTAAGTCACTAGAGCCAGACAAGATGTATATTCTCTCAGCTAAGCACCATTTAGTTCCAATGACTAAAGTACTTGCTCCTTATGATAAAACACTTAAGGAAATGCCTAAAAAAGAAAAAGAAGCATGGGCTGAAGAAACAGTTAAACAAATGAAATCAGCAGGTCTAAACCTTGATAAAGATACATTTGTGTTTTTAACTGGAAGTGAATATATGAAACCACTTAAACCATTTGTTAAAAATACTGAAGCACCTATGGAAGGAAAACGTTTAGGTGAGCGTTTAGGTTGGTTAAATAGTCAAATAAATAAGCTTAAAGAAGCATTAAACCGTTTAAAAAATATGATCTATGAATGTCTCTCAAGATAAATTAAACGAATATATCAGTTTATATTTAAATGATTTAGCTGATTATGGTGATGAAGATCAAAACTACACATTAACTGAATCAGTTTTAGGTTCTTTAAAACAGTTAATTGTTGAGTCTAAACAAGACACATCTACTATTTTAAAAGAAGCTCTAATCAAATCTACTCCTGAGAAACGAGTGATATTAGAGGATTTTATGCTCTACATACAAGAAGTATAAGCAACTTTGCTTATAGAGAATTTAATAGTATATTTAATATAAAATAAGTTATATGAGCCAAGATCCAAAATCTCAAATTAAACGTCTTAAGTCAACTGATGGGACTGTTCGTTACATTAAAGAAGGTAAACTTCACAACCCAGATGGTCCAGCTGTGATTCATCCTGATGGTAAAGAAGAATATCATTTAAATGGTTTCCAATATTCTAAAGATGAATATAAAAAATTAAAAAAAGAGGGTAATGGTTTACCTTGGTATAAAAGTGGTTCTGCTAAAATGAGACATTAAGATATTTATAATAAAATGACTTATATCTATCTTGTTGAAAACTGTTACGGTGATCCTAATAAAGTTTATATAGGGAAGACTAAAAATCCTAAAACTAGAGAAATGAACCATAAAATAAAATTTGGGTGTCAAATAATATATACTACTATAGATCAAATACATTCATTAGATAGAAAAGACTGGGAACCAATAGAATCATATTGGATAGAACAATTTAGACAGTGGGGATTTGAAATTGTAAATAAACGTAAGAGAGGAGGTAGTGGAGTTGAATTTCATACTTTTGAAACTAAACAAAAACTCAAAAAACCTAAATCTGAAGAACATAGATTTAAACTAAAAAATCGTAAATTTTCAGAAGAAACTTGTAAAAAAATTTCTAAAGCTAAGAAAGGAGTAATATATTCCAGTGATAGAAATAAAAAGATATCTAATAAATTAAAAGGAAGACAGGTGAATTGGGCTAAAAAGAAACCAGTTTTACAATATGATTTAGAAGATAATTTTATTAAAGAATGGGAAAGTGTAACTGAAACAAGTAGAGCAGGATTTAGTTATGTTATTGGAGTTTTATGTGGAAAACAAAAAACTGCTAGTGGTTATAAATGGAAGTATAAAAATTAAAATATAAAATAAATATGCGTATAGGACTAACGGGGACAATGAGTGTTGGTAAAACAACATTAGTAAATACATTAAAAGAATTGCCTGAATTTAAGAACTATAGTTTTGCTACTGAACGTAGTAAATATTTACGTGATCTAGGTATTCCATTAAATACAGATAGTACATTAAAAGGTCAAACAATATTCTTAGCTGAACGTTGTTCTGAACTTATTCATGAAAACATTATTACTGATAGAACAGTCATAGATGTGATGGCATTTACAATGTGTGCTGAATCTATAGACATTTATCATAAGGATATGTTTGAGGATTATGCTTCTAGATTTATTGAAGAATATGATTGGATATTCTATGTTAGTCCTGCTGGGGTACTTATTGAAGATAATAATGTACGTACTACTAACTCTGATTATAGGAATCAGATAGATAATATGATTAAATACTTATGTTCTTCTAATTTAAGTAAAATTAAGAATTTTGGTATTATTGCTGGTTCTAACGAGGATAGATTAAATCAAATCAAGTTTTATTTAAATTTGTAATATTTATAATAAAATCTTATCATGAAACGGAAAGAACTCTACGAATATATTCGTGAAGAAATTATAAATGAATTAAGCTTAAATGAAGCTACCCCTGAAGAACTAAAACTAAAACAAACAACTATAGCTAATCGTACAGCTGATATAGCCGAATTAAATAAACAAATATCTTTAGAAAAAGATCCTAAAAAACAAACTGAATTAAAAGCAAGATTAACTGTATTAAAAACTGAATTAGCTCAAGCTCAAGCTATTAAAGAATCTGAACTTGAGGAAATGGCCTCATATAAATTCTATCGAATAGCCAATAGAGAAAAATTCGATGCATTAAAAGATATTTATGCTGGTACAATAGATGCTAGAGTATTAGATGCTATAGAAGCAGCTGGAGAACAAGGCCTCACTCAAGATGGTGTTGCTAAACAATTAGGTATCGAAGCTGCTTTAGTTAACCCAATCCTTAAAAAGTTTAGTGCTGCAAACGCACTCACACTCCCTGTTTCAGAAAAACCAGGCAAAGTAAAAGCTGCTGAACCTGAAGTAGAAGAACCAGAAACTGAAGAACCAGAAACAGAAAAACCAGAATCTGAATTTTTTATGGCAGGTGATGAAGATGAAGAAGAAAAAGGAATGGAACCAATTGATGAACCCGCTGAACCATCAGCTTCTGACATTGCTGCTGCTGAAAAAGAATTAGGTGCAGTTGATACTTCTAAAATTGAAGCAGCTAATAAAGCAGCTAATATTGTTAAAAGTTTAACAGCCAAAATTGAAGGTATGAAAAAAGGACCTGAACGTGAAAAGAAAATGGTCGCTTTAAAACAATATATTAAAAATAACAGAAGTACTGTTCTTAAAGGATATAAAATTAGTGACCTTACTAACGGTCTCATTTCATAATGGATTGGTCAAAGATAAAAAACAAAGTATATTTCATTCTTATTCTTATTTTAGTAGTGATAATTTTACTACAAAAATGTGGAGATGGGGGTAAAAAAGTACTCACAGATACAATTCGAACTGTTGATACATCTTATGTAACTGTTGATAGAGAAGTTCCAACTTATATTCCCCAATGGAGAACTAGAATTGAACACGATACAGTTCATGATATAGATACAGCTTATGTTTTAGGTGACTATTATGCCACTTATGTTTACAATGATTCATTAATTAATGATACCTTAAAATTTTACATTAATGATTCAATTACTCAAAATAAAATAAAAAATAGGAACCTTAAATACAGTCTTACATTACCTATTATTACTATTACAAACACTGTAACAGAAAATAAAAGAGAATATTATGTAGGAGCTGGTTTAGCAGGAGGTAAGTCAGGACTAGCTAGTTTAGGTCCTGAATTTTTATTTAGAAATACAAATAGACAAGCTTATGGCTTAGGTGTAGGGTTAAATGGTCAACTTAAACCTGTTGTGAGTTTAAAGTTCTATTGGAAATTAGAAAAGAAAAAGTAATGTCGCAAGACTTAAAACAAATAATAAGAGAAGAATACATCAAGTGCGCTCAAGATCCAGCACACTTCATGAAAAAATACTGTTATATCCAAAACCCAGTACGTGGACGAGTTGTATTTAATCTATATCCTTTCCAAGGTAAAGTATTAAATTTATGGAAAGAAAACCCTTATAGTATTGTACTTAAATCAAGACAATTAGGTATATCAACTTTAGCAGCAGGTTATTCTCTTTGGTTAATGTTATTTCATAAAGACAAAAATGTATTATGTTTAGCAACTAAACAAGAAACAGCTAAAAACATGGTAACTAAAGTTAAATTTATGTTTGACAATTTACCATCATGGTTAAAAATTCCAGCTGACGAAAATAATAAATTAGCATTACGATTAAGTAATGGTTCACAAATTAAAGCAGTATCAGCAGCTAGTGACTCAGGTCGATCAGAAGCTGTATCTTTGTTAATAGTGGATGAGGCCGCATTTATTGAAAATATAGATCATATTTGGGCTTCTGCTCAACAAACCTTAGCTACTGGTGGTGGTGCCATTGTATTGTCTACTCCATTTGGTACTGGTAACTGGTTCCATCAAACCTGGGTTAAAGCTGAGGCTCAAGAAAATCAATTCTTACCTATCAAATTACCTTGGTTTGTTCATCCTGATCGTGATGAATTATGGAGAAAAAAACAGGATGAATTATTAGGTGACCCTAGACTAGCAGCACAAGAATGTGACTGCGACTTTAGTACTTCAGGCGATGTAGTTTATTTTCCAGAACATATTGAATATATGTTAACATCAACTGTAGCTGAGCCTATGGAAAGACGAGGCATAGATAAGAATTTGTGGGTTTGGGAAGCACCTGACTATACTAGAAATTATATGGTAGTAGCGGACGTTGCTAGAGGTGATAGTAAAGACTATTCTGCATGCCATGTATTTGATTTAGAAACTAATACACAAGTAGCAGAATATAAGGGACAATTACCACCTAAAGAATTTGGATATTTTCTAGTTGGTTTAGCCACTGAATACAATGAGGCCATGCTTGTAGTTGAAAACGCCAACATTGGTTGGGCTGCTTTAGATGCTATACAAGAAAGAGGATATAGAAATTTATATTACTCACCTAAGAGTGATTCCTCAATGTCTGATTCATATTTTAGTCAATATGAAGATCACTCAAAAATGGTACCTGGTTTCACTATGTCATTAAGAACTCGCCCATTAGTAATTAATAAAGGAAGAGAATACATTGGTGATCATAGTGTTAACATTCGCTCAAAACGCTTGATTGAAGAAATGAAAGTATTTGTATGGAAAAATGGTAGAGCAGAAGCACAATCAGGATACAATGATGACTTAGTTATGTCTTTTAGTACAGCAATGTATTTAAGAGATACAGCATTAAAAAACAAACAACAAGGAATAGAATTAACAAAAGCAACTTTAAGTAATATATCAAGACCTTCACAATATCAGGGAGCTTACTTTGCCTCCGGTAAAGATAATCCGTATTTTATGCCTACAGATCATGGTAGAGAAGATATTAGTTGGTTACTTTAAATAAACAAACATGGCAGATACTAGTGTATTTACAAGATTAAGAAGACTTTTTTCAACTGATGTAATCATTCGTAATGAAGGTGGTAATCAGCTTAAAGTAATGGACACTGATTCTATTCAAAGAAGTGGTCAATATGCTACTAATTCTTTAATTGATAGGTATAGTAGAATTTACTCACCAAATGCTACTTCACTCTATGGTCAACAATTAAATGTCAATTACCAATATTTAAGAGCCCAATTATATTCAGATTATGATGTGATGGATACTGATGCTATTATAGCTTCAGCACTTGACATTATATCTGATGAATGTACTTTAAAAAACGAAATGGGTGAAGTACTCCAAATACGTAGCTCAGATGAAGACATTCAGAAAATACTTTATAATTTGTTTTATGACGTATTAAATATTGAGTTTAATATGTGGTCTTGGATTCGTCAAATGTGTAAATATGGTGATTTCTTCTTAAAACTAGAAATTGCTGAAAAATTTGGTGTATATAATGTTATACCATATACAGCTTACCATATTGAACGTCAAGAAGGATATGACAGAGAAAATCCAACTGCCATTAGATTTAAATTCAGCCCAGACGGATATGTAGGAGGTGGTTATGGACAGTTTAGTGTTCCAAACCAATTCCAACCTGATTCAACTGGTATATATTTTGATAATTATGAGATGGCTCATTTTAGATTATTGACTGACAACAACTATCTTCCTTATGGTCGTTCATATATTGAACCAGCTCGTAAGTTATATAAGCAATATGCATTGATGGAAGATGCTATGTTGATTCATAGAATCTCTCGCGCCCCAGAAAAACGCGTTTTCTATATTAATGTTGGTGCTATTCCTCCTAATGAAGTAGAAAACTTCATGAAGAAGACTATTACTACAATGAAAAAGACCCCATATGTTGATGAAAAGACAGGCGAATATAACTTAAAATATAACATGCAAAACATGTTAGAGGATTTTTATATTCCTGTTCGAGGAAATGATCAATCAACTAAAATCGAAACTACTAAAGGTTTAGAGTATAATGGTATTGAAGATGTTAACTATTTAAGAGATAAATTGTTTGCCGCTCTTAAAGTGCCTAAAGCATTTATGGGTTATGAAAAA